CTCGGTGGCATTGATTGTGCCGCGTGTAGCACCTGCGACATTGCCCAAAGTTGTTGCGAGCTTTGCCTGTGCCTTCTCATCCTCAATGGCAGATTTCACGCCATCAACAAGCAATTTGCCAGCGTAGGCCGCCGCCGCCGCACCTGCTGCCGCAAATGCTAAACCAGCCTTTTTGCCAAAATCGGTGAGCTTTGATCCAAAAGTCTCGACCTCTTTTGAACCTTGTCCAAGCTTGTCGCGTAAGTCTGCGACATCGGCAAGAATGGAGAGCTTTAGCGTTCTACTCCCGGCCATTAGTCTCTCCCATACTTATCCACAATGCGCTCAAATGATTGTTCCCATTGTTTCACAAGCTCGGTTTGATTCTCGCGCAACGCCGGATAAATAAAATAACCTTGTGGATTCCACGACGGGAATTGAGTGAATTTTTTTGATCCAAATTCTTGACCTGCCCAAAGCTCTTTAGTCGTGCCGCCACCGCTGAAGCGTTGAGATGCAAAACCCAATTTGAGCTCGCCAACCTTTGATGTTTTGGCAACCTGCGATCCTTGTGCCACGCGCACGGCCACTTGTGTGCCTTTACGCATTCCAAAAGCTTTCTCAATTATTTTGCCGCGTAAGAATTCAGCGAGCGCGCCGCCCGATTGTTGAGCTTCTTTTGTGGCTTGCTCGTCCATAGCCTTGAACGCGCCAGCAATGCGAGAGATTTCGCGGCGGTTATATGCCTCGACCTGCTCTTGATTTGCCATCGCGTTGCTCCAAAATCTCAATTGCTGTCAAGATGTCTTCAGGATTGACCCACTCTGACATCGGGATTTGCGTGGCAATTGCCAGCTCAACGATTAGTCGGCTGACGCTCCCACGCTGGTGGCTTTTGGGTTTGGCATATCCAATAAATCGAGATCAGCAATGGTTTCAACCCAAATCTCCCACGGCTTGACCGGCTGTCCAGCCTTCTCTCTTTTAATTGCGTGATATGCCAAAAATGCCAAATCACTAATGCCTAAATGATCATTGCTGACATCGGTGATTTTGCGGTTGTGCTTCGTCTCCCACTTGATCCACTCCGGCGGCAAAACCGTTGCGGTTTCAGATTCGCCGGAATGGTAAGTGACTTGAATTTGTAGTTTCATGCTCCTGATGTCCTAACTTTTAGCTAAATGTCTCTGTTGGTGTTCCAACAACAACAAAGCTTAGTGAAACGGTCTGTGCGTCCGGTGCTGTGCCGCCTACTGATGGGAAGACGGGCATTACATTAAACGCGAACACCGCGCCGGATACCGCGGTGAGTGAAACGGCCAATGTTGTGTTTGGTGCTGTCTCGCAAGCTGTCCAAAGTGCTTCGCAGAGTGATGAGGCCGCGCCCCAATCTGCAAGCATTTCAACCTCAAATGTCCATTGATCGTCAATGTGCTTGTAAGCCTTGCCGTCCAATGTTTGATAAGTTTCAACGGTCGGGTCATTTGATAAAACGGCCGATGATGCCTGAGCATCATAATTAGCAGACGCAATCGTCAAAGTGAGATCGCGACCTGTGATGATTGTCGTTGCCACGGTTTGCTCCTATGCTGTTTGTTCGTAGTATGTCGAGAGATTGATGTCAGCGGTTAGGTATTGAGCCGCACCGATTTGCGACACCAACGGACGCTCGACCACGCCCGCAATGTATCCCGCGGGCAATGCCGCAAGAACGCTAATCACCAGCTTCTCCAAGTTATCTAATGAAGCCGGGTTTGAGTTATATGCCACCACGCAAGTCGCGGTGAGATTGACTTTGACTTTGACGGTTGATTTGTTCAATAAGGTTGGCTCTAGATACGGCGTGGCCGGAACTAATACGACCGCCGGAGCAATTATTGATTCAGGAACGGAATTATAGGTTGATGCGGCGACACCTGAGAATGCGGTCTTTAACGCATCACGAATTGAGCCTTGAATGGTTGATGCTGGCATTACTGAACCAAAGTTTCTGCGTCCATGTATGGAGAAAGCAGAGCCGACACGCGAGAGAGAAGGCTACGTCCTAAACGGAACGGCGTTGGCGTGAAATCGACACCCTCCAATTGACCGCCAATCGACAAGCGTGATTGGAAGATTTCGGTGCTTACTACATACACCGCACTTTCAACCGCTGGCGTGTTCGCGTATAAGTCTGCCGCGGAATAGCCTGAAAGGGTTGCTGTTCCGCTAGGAATGACGGGCATCACCTCGATGTCTGAGCCTGATGATGCCGCCGTGAAGATGTAAGGGTCATTGGTGATGTCATTAGTGACCGTCACGGTTGCGCTAAATGGTGAAGGACAATTTGCAACAATTACAGATTGACCAACAACAAAGCCGTGCGGTCTGACGGTGTTATACACGGCCACATTGTTTTTGCGTGACACATAATTAACACCTGAAGCATTGCTGACAAGCATCGGCAAGATGATGTTCTCAGCTGAATTTATTATTTGCTCCAAATAAGCATCGTCATATAAAGACGAGCTCACGCCCAAGACATTGCGCAATTGTGTCGCGGTGATGATTTGTGGCATGAGCTCGTCCTTTCTTGTTCTGCTGGCTAACTCAGGAGCGAATTAGCCATGACTATTTGGCGATTAAGCCTTGTTGTTCTTAAATGCTCCTGCGCCAATTTTTGTGGCGATCGCTCCATAGCCATACATCAAGATTGAAACTTGACCGGAAGCAATCACGTCAGCGCGTAGCTGATAAGTTGGTGATTCATACCAAGTGTAAGCTTCAGGATCAACAATCAAGATTGATCCGTCGGTGTCTGTTGTCGCCGCGGTGTTAGCGGTGACATATAGATCAAGACCTGCAACGTTGCCGCGAATTGATGTTGGTGTGACAACACCCGCCGCGTTCGATGGTTGTGCCGCGTTGTAGATTGGACGACCTGAATCATTCAAAGTCATGACATTTGCCCATTGGCTTGTGTTCATGATGATGTTGCGAGCAAATCGCTGTGTGTTTGCATATACGGAAGCCGCACCACGAGAGACAACGCCCAAAAGCTCTGCGGCTGTTGGATAAGTTGATGTGGTTGTGCTGTCAGCTGTTGCGCCAGCAATCAACGCCGCATTCACAGCGGTGTCGGTGACTTTTGCATATTGCGCGGCGAGATTTCTCATCAATTCGTCCATGAAGACAGGTGACGAGCGATCCAAAAGCTCCACGCTGAATGTCTGCTGTCCCGCATATTTAGCCACAGAGACCGTGACAAAGGCTGAGTTTTGGTCTGTCTCTGAAGGTGTGCCAGCTTCGGAAGTAGCGGCAACGGTTGGGAGCTGTGTGATCTTCGGAATTTCGAAGGACATGCCAGCGTCAGGTAATACACCGGAGCTGATTGCATCAATGTTGCTTCGTGTTGCATTTGCAAGGCCGTTGATCACAGTTGTCAATTGACGTGTAGGAATCAAGCCAGCATTGTCGGTTGTATCTGCGGCCGCGGCCACATAAATGCGAGCATCCTCATCACCAAGCGCGGCGCGCACGGTGTTCTCTAGATACTTGGTTGGTGTGAAGTCAAGACGTGGCTTTGTATAAAAAGCCGGACGTGCTGATGCTTCCACCTTGCGAGAAGCTTCCACCGTTTCATCGGCAGGAGCTTGAACGGTGGTTTCTTCCACTTTTTGTTCTCCTTCTGTTGGATTGGTATCTTCCGCGGGCTTCTCGCCTTCGGAATTCTCTGTTGTTTCTTCGCCCTCTGATGCGGCGACATCACTCACTCTTGCAGATCGCACGGCGGGCTCTGTGACAAGTGAAACTTCAACGAGCTCACTTGATTTGATAACCATTGCGCCATCAACGGTGTCGTATTCATCAACACCCACGCCGACACTAAAGCCATCACGCAACCCTTCCATTGCTTCAGCTAGAGCATCAGAGCCGGCGACGGTGTTGGCGATTTTGAATACCGCATCAATTCCCGTGCCGTCTTCGCTGAAATTCATTGACAAAGTTTTGCCAATTGGTCTTGTGCGGTCATGCTCCAAATTTAATTTCACGTTTGTCGGTTGAACCGATCCTTTGGCAAATACTGTGCGACCTGCGCTGGTATTTGCAACCTCGTCAAATGTGACTATGCGACCGGAGATTGTGCGCGATTCGCTATCGGCCGCGGTGATTTTGATTGGCATTGTCAGCTTCATGGGATCATGTCTTCTTCCTGCCGGATTTCTTCGGCCGTGATTGCACCAATTCCGCTGAGTATCTGATACACCTGCGCGCGCTCCAGCGGATTGCCGCGCAAGAATTCTGTGAAGTTAAATCGTGCGTATTGTCCTGCCGGTAAGAAATCACTTTGGCTTAGACGTTGCTCAATGACCGTCATCAACGGTTTCAAAGAATAATCAATAAGATCACGACGCTGATTGATTGCGTTGCTGTATGTGTTGCTTTGTGGATCACTTGACGCGAACCACGCCGGAAGACCGATTGCGCGGCAAAGCTCCAAAGCAATGTATTGACGTGCTTCGTTCAATTGAATTTCGGCAGGGTTGAAACCAAGTTTCTCAATGACTACATCAGCATTTAGGAATGCGGTGCTTCTCTCTTTGCGAGCTTTTGACCAAGCATCAAGAACAGCGCGAATGCGATCACCTGGCATCGCTGTGCCGGAGCTTTTAAGAACTGTCAATGGCGCGGGCTCTCTTGCATAAGTCAAAGCGACGCGTTCTAACCATGCGCCAGCTTTCAAAGTTTGACCGGCACGATTCAACAAGCCTTCGTCCATGCCCATGAAGACTTTGATGTCTTCATTTGGCACATGTCGGCCGTCGATGTAATAGCCAACAATCTCCGTGCCTTCAGCGTTGGTGCGAATCGTCACGCGAGCAGGTGCAACGCGCTCAGCGGCGCGCACACGGCCGTCTTCAGCGTAGCGATCCAAAACTCTTAAATAGCCAAAACCAAAAAACAAAATGTCCTCAGCGATCCAGCTCCACACATTTGCACCGGGCACTCTTGGATCAGGTTGATTGATTACACGAGAAGGATCAATGCGTGTTTGTGTCGATTTTTGCCATACATCGATGTAGGTGCTGGCGATTGTTGAGCAAATGATATTTC